TAGGCTTCTCTACTTACTCGACCAACAAAATGTTGTGGTACCTCAGAGCGAACAGTAGAATACATACCTGCTTTTTCATTGAAGGTAGCATTTAAAATTTCTGACATTTGGTTTTTGCCATCAGGAATACCGTGCATTCCTTGCTTAACCATATATCCATATGAAAGATTACGTACTATTGTTCTTTGATACTCTTCGCTTTGGTTTAAGAACTCAAAAGCAATTGTATCCGCAAGGTCTCTTCTTACTACTTGAGCCGCTAGGTTACGAACCTCATCAACAGTTTTAATTGCATCTTCACCATAAAGAATACGGCCTGGGCTTCTCATGGTCATTCTGCCAGCCTTGTGAAGAGCGTTAACATCTTTTTCTAATTTAATTAAATCAACCATTGCTGGATTGACTAAGACATCCCGCTCATTAGAAACTTTAGTTAAAATCTCCATGGCTGTGCCAAGCCTTACATCATTTACATTTTTAGCAATCTCACCATTTCGAGCACTAGGATTAAAGATTGCATCCGCTGTTTGATGAACTGAAGATGTAAGTTTTCTATAGGACTTAGATACTGGAATAGCATTTCTATAAAAAGATAGTCCATCTAAATTACCTTGAAGTAATAAATTTCTATCATCTACGTCAACAAAAAATTTTCTAGCAGAGTTAGCATCAAAAGTTTTAGCCTTTGCTAATCCAACTAGTATCTCAGTATTTGCCCACTCTGGATATTGGCTTTTTACCTCACGATAAATGTCTGCTTTTTCTTGAGATGTTTTAGCGTTAGCAAAGTTTCTAACTACTGGGCCTAACTCATCATCCCATAGTTTAACTATATCTGGTTGTTTAAATACAAAATCCATACCAGCAGCAACATTGCCACGTTCGGCTAAGAACTGATACTTGTCTTTAATTTTTTCGCCACGGCTTTTAAGACCAATAAATCTTAATGCTTCTGAAGGCTTTGCCCTAACTCCTTCAATTCCCTTTATTGTTGCCTTAAGAGCAGTTCCTACCCCAGCCCAAGAAAGTGGGTCAATTGCTATTTGATAAGTAGCATCAACAGGACCAGAAACTAATTTTTGTGCTTGCTGAATACCTTCAGGTGTGGACATATCAATGCCAAGAGTTTTTAAAAATTTCTCTGGAAGCGTATCAATTTTATTATTAACACGTTCCTGGACAGACCTTCCAGCAACATCTCTACCTGGAGATATTTGAGCATTAAGTCTTACTTCTTCTAAAATCTTATTAAATTTTTGTGGCTCATCATTGTAGAATTTAATTGCATCAAGAATTTCAGCATCTACCTTGCCGTAATCATCAATGGCTTCGCCTGGAGTTCTACCATCTATTGTGGCACGAACTAAAGATATAACACCCTTACCATATTTCTGCTCATACTCAGCAACCTTGTCCCATTGAAAAGCATTTTTACCACTAAAACCATCTTTAATAATTTGTTTAGAAAATGGTTTGTCTTGTGATAGTTGTCTGTAAACTGAAACAGGAGTGTTAATTACCTTGCCATATAAGTCTGCAGCAGCAAAGGATGCTATCAATGGACTTGCTATTCCTTTTAGAACTTTAGTTGCACCACCTGCAACGGCTTGAGTAGCCTTGCCAATTAGTCCTTGTTCTGCTTCAAAAGTTTTTTTGTCAGGAAAAAGATACCTAATATTAGATTGAACAATTGGGTCTAATTCTAGAAATTGTTTTCTAGCCTGGTCTTCACTTAATTTAAGTAGGTCTTTAGCCTTCTTGTGCGTAAAGGACATCTGCTCAATTATTTTTTGTTGCTCAGGTGGTAAGTTAGCAGTTACAGCAGCCTTATAAAGATTTGGGCTAACCTCTGCTACTACAGGATTTAATGGTTTATAAGCCACTAGTAACCTCTGTCTTCTAGCATTCTATAAATTAACTCAGAGTCTCCACTTGGGTCATATTGTGCAATGTTGCTAAGAATTGAAAGTAATGTTGGTTCTGAACTAGGAAGATTTAAAGAAGCAAAATTTGAACCTGCTCCTAAATCAATACCACTAGTTACTGGCTCTGCAGAACGGCGAGTAGGTGCATCTAATGGAATTATATCTTCCATACTTCCCATATTTAAATTTGCTTTAGGGTATGGATTACCAGCCATAGGTGCTGCTACTTGATTGCTGTAAGTTTGTTGTCCCTGTCCATATGGTAATCCTGAAATGTAGGTTGCGGGTTGTGTTGGACCCCCGTCAGTACGCTGACTAAGAGAGCCAGGGCCTGATACTGGGGCTGGGTTATTTGGTTTTCTATATCCACCTTGCTGTGCCACACTTCCTCCTACTTAGTAAATTGTGTTTTAACAGTTGCGGTTCCACCGCACCATACGTTGTATTCAATTGCTATGTTAATTGCTTTCTTTGCTGCACCAGATGCTTTGGCATGTGTCTTAGTTTCAGACTCTAGTGCTGCTAATGCGCCAAGGGCTAAGGTTCCACCAGAACCTATTGCATATAAACCTTTGTCATCTCGCATATATCCATAGTCATCACTAACTTGATATAGCCTACCATTAAAACAAACTAATGCATCCCAACCTGAATCATCATCATTTTTTGTTTTAGGTGTTGGGTCGTATCCGCCATCTATTATAGTTTGTTTCATAGATGGTAATACTCTAATCATCATAAATCTATCTGGGTCTTGCGTCTTAATTACTTTAGGTGGTTGCCATAAGTTATTAAGGATATCTCCTACAATTGCATCACCTGCAACTGCAATTAGATACTCACCAATTTTAACTATCTTCTCACATCCTTTAGCCACGTATGGTCTATCTTGATATGAGGTTGTAGTATCTGCGCCTAGAACAGCCCAGCCTTTACCTTGTATTCCAACTATTGCTGTCATGGTCCCCTTCTAAATTATCTTCTTACTACTGTCCTTGCACTAGCACTTGCTTGACCACCTGCAGTCAAACTAGATAAAAGACTTTGTAGTCCGCCACCTTGTTCTTGTTGAGGGATGCCTCCCACTGGAGCGGCGGGAGCAGGGGACGTTTGCTCAACCTCAGATGCACCAGTAGGAGGTAATTCTTCAGGTCTGAAGATTTCTTCAATTGCATCCTCAATTGCTACTCCCTTTTGACGGGCTTTAATTACATCTGAAATCTTTACAATAATGTCAGATGGGTCCATTCCTTGTGTAGCCATTTGAGGTATTGCTTGAGTATATGCCCCCAACGCACCCAGTAATGAGTTACGCATTTCTTCAATCTCAATTTTTTCTTGTTCTTGAGTTACGTTAATACCAAATGGTAGTTCACGCATAACCATATCTTTAGAAATAATCTTAGCGCCTAATGCTTGTAGCATGAAGATAAGTCCCTGCGCTGGGTTAAGACCAGCAAGCATGCCGTAGCGAACATCGGCTGAGTAATCTTTTTTAATGTCCTTAGATGGTTTGTAGTCAATGCTGTATGGAGAACCAGCATCTACACCACGAACTGTTTTATCAAAGTCAAAGAATGTTTCATCTACTTCAAAGGCGATAGAGATAACATCTTTAAGGGCTGAGGCAAAGATAGCCTGAGCAGATTTAACTTGTGTATCAAAGCCACCCATAAGGGCTTGAACGCCTTGACCAGTAATAATGCTTGCATCAAGATTACCAGTACGTGACTCTGGATATCGAGTTCCCGTTCTTAATTCTTGTTGTAGCAATGATTGTTCAGTAAATGCACCATTAGGTATAGGCAATTCAACACGGCGTACACCTGCAGGATTATTTGTGCGGATAATAGAATCTCCGCCAAATTCAATTTCTTGAACATCTTGTGGAACAACGATTGGTGATTGAACAGATTTCTCTGCTGCTTCCATCGCAAGTAATGCGAACCTATTACGAAGCAGTTGGATACCTAGAACATCATCAAACTGTCCACGCATTTCACCATCAACGCTTGGGCGTCTAGCAACAACAACCATCATCTTTCCAAGTGGATTTACCGCTTGGGAAAGAATTAGATTACTGCGGGTAGGAACATAAATGATAGATTGGTCTTTATCGTAATAACGAATAAACTCAATTCTTGCACTTAGGTTTTGTTCGTATCCATCTCTACCCAGAAGTTGTGATTCATATTCTGGGAACTGAGATACTAACTCAGCAATTGATAGTTCATATCTTTTAGCGAAGGCGATGCAACGTCCGTAGCGGTCAAACTCTGGGTAAGCCCCAATTGGACTTTCTACTCTGATACGTGGCAGCCCTGCCTCTTCGTCTAATTCAATTATGAATGGGACGAAACCGAATGTGATGTAGTGGTCTGCACCTGTGTACATCTGCACTTGTAAATCTGAATGAGCAAAATAGTTAGCAGCAATGCGAGTACGCTTATCGGCAAAAGAACGAGCACGGTCACTAACCTGATTAGCCGCCGAGCAGTTAACTGCTGGAAGCGGGGCCATAACTTCTGACAAGTCTCGAGCAACAATGTCAATAAAATTTGCAACGACATTTGCGTCTACACCTTCTGGAAAGAACTCTGGATAGACAGATGCAATCTTGCCTTTACGAACAGCAAGTACATCTTGTGCTCTTGCATCTCTGTCAGCAGCACGGTCCTTAAGAGAATCTACTCTCGCTGCAATTTGATTTATTGATAACAATATAATTCCTTATCCGTAAGTTTCTTGCCATTGCTCTGCAAAGGCTTCGTCTAAATTAACTGAGTATCGTTTTTGAGTTTGTGCTTTAGTTGCCCAGCGGTTCCTTGCATATCTTTGCATTCCTCCTGTTTGCACCATGAACTCCCTTGCTCTAAGCACGGCGAACCATAGTGCCATAACACAGTCGGTCTTACCTCGAGTATTAGGCTTCCAAGTTATTAACTGTTGAACTAAAGCCTTTAGACCCTCTGAGTGTTCCGTAGAAGGAAACTCAATAACGTTATTCTTTTGGAACTTATCATCTCTTAGAGTTCCCATTAGCATAGACATACCTGCTACACCAAAGTTAGAATCCCATTTGTTCTTACCAGTGAAGTGAGATTCTAAACGGCACCCATACGCTGCTAACCAATTTCTTAGATTGTCGTCTAATGAATAGGCTTTTTGGTGAGCGTTAATTTCAACTCGTAATTCTTGTGGTTTGTACTTCTCGACTAACTGTTCAATTTCTTCTTGAATTTTTTGTGGAGTTGGGTCTGACATATTGACACAATCAAGAACATATATCTTGCCGTCATGTCTATTGTATGTGGTCACCACAAACGCAGCATTCCCGCCCATTGCGGGGTCAAACCCTATTATCGTATACCCCTCAATGTGCGAGGGATGGCCTACGGCTCCCGCTTTCAGCGGGCCACGTTTGCGTTGACCATTGATACAGCCTTGAACAATTAATGGTGGAAAGATTGAGTCTTCAGAAATATCTTCTTGTTGGTAAACCAACGCCCATGTTTGCGGTGTTACTTCGCTTCGTCTGCGGAATAAGGCTTTGCCGTCCCATTTCGGGAAGTACCCTTCTTCGTCAGGTACGTCAGAATCCCCATCCCAAGGAAGGTCCGACTTAGGCCAAAGCGTTTTCCAGTCCTGCGGCTTTTCTGAATATTCCAAAACAGCAGGCATGCCCATATAAGTAAAAGGGCTTTTACCACCAGACCAGTGCTTGGCCTCACGGAGTTCTTTGTAGAAGTCTTGCGCTGCAATTCGTGTCCCTACGATTAGTAACTTACCATTTTTACCCAGACGGGTAATAACTTCTTTTTGTAGCCAGTTGATTTGTTTTTCAAACTCATGAGCGTTTGCTGTAGTTATGCAGTCATCAAGAATGATGAGGTCAGCACGTGCTCCATAAATCTGTCCACCCATACCAAGTGCTTGGATGGTTGGGTCTTTCTCAGATGAATTTCGGGCATCGCCCCCAAGGTAAACGGTATCAACTCGCCAAGTATCTGAGTCTTCTTTCCATCCCCCTTCAGGTCCAAAAGTTGTTTGCAACTTTAACCATCTTGGATGAGAGAGTCTCTGCTTGATTGCGTACACGAACTCACGTGCTTTGATTAACGTTTTAGAAACCACTATGATGCGGATATTTGGATTGAGGGCGATACGATATGTGGAGTAGTTTACGGTGATGACTGTGCTCTTGGCGTGCTCAGGTGGCACATTAATCAAGAGACGGGCTGGGTCACCCTTCTCGTAAACCATACTAGGGTGCAGCCATGAAGGCTCTCTATCCTCTAGTAAGTCAATCCAATCTTGATGGTGAGGGAATACCCTCTGCTGTAAAAAAATTTCGGAGAACCTAGGGAAATCTATTTCTTCTTTTGGGATACCCAGGGAGGCAAGGGAAGCATCCTTTGCGGTCTCCTTAGCCTCTGCTAAGTCAGAAGCAAACTTCTTATCCCTAAGACACCAGATTCTTACGGTGTCGGGTTTCTTGTTACACAACTCCATAGCCTTATGGACAGAGTGGCCCTCGGCCACCAAGGCTAGAACTTTGGCCTTTGCCTCGGCCATCGCAATGGTTTTGGGGTTAGTAGTACCCTTGTTAAAAGTCATTAGTCCTGTCCCGTTTTCATTCAGTTACTGTCTGTTAGTAACAGGTAGTAGATACAGTCTGTAACGCAAGTTCCTGAAGAACTTGCTACTGTAAAAAATAAATAGTTCCTATATAGTATTAACCTGTCCAAACAGCCAAAACGGACGCTTTTAAACAAAAATATTTTTACAGCCTGCCCAAAAGTAGTACAAAATAGGACATAGTAGGACAGAGTAGGGGGTCTGTTCTTTGTACGGGAAAATCTTTTTGGTAGATACTCTTATGTATTACAACAGATATTAAACAGTCTGGGGTCAAGTTGACCCATAGATTGTCACTGTTGCATCATACTGAACAGAACAGAGCGATGTGGTAGAGCAGACAGTCTTCGGCCCACCATAAACAAGTTTCTGGGGCCTCAGTTAAAAACAAAAACCTCAGTGGCTGGCAGGTGGTCAGTGCTGGACGCACCGTCCTGACAATGCTAGCGCATTGGGGACTTTAAAGGTCGGACCGCTATCGCCCGATGCGTTCCACGCATCTCGTCTGTCGTTCTTCATTCCTCGGCTCTTCGGCCTCGTCATGATGTCTCGCCATACTCGGCTTTACTCGCCCTATAGGGCTCGGCTCTCGCCAGACCGTCAAGCGTGTCTGCGCCACGCTAGCCGTTCTCAGGCTCGTCCTCCGCAGTCGCCTTCATCGTATCATGACCGTCAAATCGTTCGCAGTCCTGCTTATTCAGCAGGCCTTTGCGCTCACGATTTCTCTGTCTGCGTCCCGCATCCTGGCCTGTCGCTTTCAGCGCCATGCCCGCCGCTTCGTCAAAACTCAGCGGATGACGACGGCTATTCGCCCAAGCGTCTTCGCTTCGCTCGCCGCACGGGCGCTCATAGCCTACATGATACTTCTTCTGGCGTATTTACCAGGTTGGTAGATACAGAAAAGGAGATAGTATGAACAAGCAAACAGATGAGATAATCGTCCAAAACCAACTTACCCTAATGAACGATTGTTACCACTGCATGCAACTGAATGAACTATGCCCTGACTGCCTCGATGCCCAAGAGGCACGAGATGCAGTCATTGCTAACCAACTGGTTGATGAATCAGGGGATTATATTATCCTTGGCTACGGTGTTCGCAAGCGAACAATAGCCAATGGTGGTACTAGTACCGAACCTAATCCCATGTTTGATATCCAAGATGAGCCTTCTGCTCATGATTGGATTTCAAACGAGACAGTCGTTCGGGTAGAGGAACCTACCCTCTCTAACTGGGATAGAACCCAAGGCGAGCCTATATACACCATGAGAACTGAGTTCTTCGAACAGTCCTCATGGTTGATTGACCGTATCTTCGACCTCGAGGATTCCCTCGAAGTGTCGAAGCATGAGTGCATATGCTCAGTATGCCACTACACAATAAACAAACATGCAGTTTGTCCTAACTGCAACTAACCACTCATACAGGCAGTCCCTTGTCCCAAGTGCCAAGGGAACTGCCCTTAGTAGAAGGAGATAGCAATGAATCAAGTAACTTATAACAACGTAGTTCTGAAAGACTTAGAACTAAAGGCAGACGGAACGATTGTAACTGGACGCCTTAATGATTACGATTACAATGGTCAGGGTAAGAAATACACAACCCTTACTACACCAATCGTAATATTCGAGAAGCCACTAATTGACAAGTTGTCAGCGCTGATTGCTTCGAACTCAGAGTTCGAAGTTGTATCAGCAGTTGGTGTTCACTCAACACGCTTTGACCGTTCTCCAGCAAAGGATAACTCAGAGCGCCGTAAACCTTGGACTCAAGTAGTTCTTACAGAAGTTCAAGTAACTAAGTAATACTCAGCGGGTGGGCGGGCTTCGGCTCGCTCACCTGCTCTTTTTTTTATCGAGCCCCAGTAACCAACACGAGACGACTGCGAGTCGAAAGGAAGTTCAGTATGTATCTAGACACAGGAACAATTATTGCTATAACTATAGCACTAGTAGCCAGCATCTTGACTATTGGCTACTGCATCTATATCATCAAGACACAGAATGAAATCATACAGAGAAGTAATGCTATGATTTCATACAGACGCAAACAGGAAAGGTAGATAGCATGAGAACACTGGAAGAACTACACAAAATCAAAGAGGCTTTTGCCTATGCAATGCTTGACTTATTAGATGTATATGATGAGTTGCTTGCGACAGGCAGAGTATGGGTAGCCCCAGAGCCAACCATTAATGACCTTCTAAAGAATGATGAGGAAGCCAATGCTTGATGAAGATACCCCACAATGGGAGCATACTGTGTGGATTATGGCCAAAGTCAGATGCCGAACTACACATATAAATATAGATACAGCAGGCGATGAAGCCCTTGATGACCCATCAGAGTGGCATGTGTTAGAGTTTGATAAGGGTATAAAGCATAGCCAAGAGATTGTAAGGGTGAAATGATTGACGAGTTCATTGCGAGTTCATACCTCACACCATCACAATCCTGGACATTCCTCATACTCTTTGGATATCTCACATGGAGGTTTATTAAATGAAGAGATTGTTAGCAGGGTATTTAAGTTGGCTACTAGCGTTCTTGTCCGCACCATTCTTACCGAGTCCAGCATACGCAGCAGCAGTAGCGACACAGTTGCAAGCCAACTGCATAGACACATCTACTTGGACACCACGAGTAGCAAAAGCATACGCTCAGGCATTGATGAAATGGAACTACCCAGATTGGAACAAGTCTGAGTGGCGTGCATTAGCCAAACTTTGGGGCAAAGAATCTGGATGGCAACACGATGCAGATAACCCTAAGTCTACTGCATATGGCATAGCACAAGTTTTAAATACAAAGCCAGGAACCCCAGCCCCGCTCCAGATTGAGCGTGGGCTGGAGTATATCCAGCACCGCTACAAAAAACCATCACAAGCATGGGCACATTGGCGTGCTAAAGGATGGTACTAAATTTCTACGAGAGATGCAGGCCTAGCCAGCGTAATCGTAGACAATGCCCTGAGTATGGCATTAAACTGCTCACTACAAACAAAGGAGATACAATGGCAAGAGGAAATGGCAGGACAATTAATGTAAAGATACCTACAACTAAGGTAATCAATGCATTAGAAACTAAGTTAGTTCAAATCAAAACTAACTATGCAAAGCAAGACGAGTTAGAAAGTAAATATAAAAAAGCCCATGAAAAATGGGAAAAAGATATGAAAGCATGGGCAGTTAAAAACTTTAGTAAAGCAGAAAATATCAGAACAAACTATCGTTCATGGAATTCAACTATGAATGTTGATTTTGATTTAATTTGTGATGCTAAAGATTTTCCACAAGAACCTGACCGTGACTATGAAGTTATGCCTACACACCAATACAGAGATGATGTCGAAGAGATTGAGAATGCTATTCGTATTCTTAAACTTACAGATGATGAGACGGTGTCAACATCTACTTACAATTCGATAGCCAGATACCTATAACAAATCGGGCGCCCGCCAACAGGGGCGCAGCGCCCTCAGATAAAGGAGATAAAATGCTAGACATAAACTATGACTTACTTCGTGATGAAGTAAAGCAACAGTTAACTGCACAAGAAGGAACATACAATCCAGATGACCGTGATACAAATGTTCGTATTGTTGAGAACATTCGTAAAGCAATTGATGGATTAGCAGATGGTGTTATACCATCAGCCCAACACATAGCAGAGGTAGCCATTGCTACCAATGAAAACCTACAAATCCGTGACTTTCTAATGGGTGTTCAGTTAGAAAAAGACATTGATTATGTAGGTCA